GTGCTCTTCCTAGGCGCCAACTTTGATAAGGTCGGCGACGTGGCCAACCAGTACGGCATCAAGGGATCTAGCTGGACGAACATCACACCGGTCAACCTGAGCTCTACCATGACGAGTCTCGGCACGGCTTCAATGAACTACATGACAGGTTCACTGAGAAGCGTTGAAATTACGAACGACATCAAGACAAAAGCAACTAGCTAAATGGAGTACTCTATACTATGAAGCTCTCACCAGAGACGATCGCGATCCTCAAGAACTACAGCACCATCAATCCCTCGGTGCTCTTCAAGCCCGGAAACACCCTCTCGACCATGTCCATGCAGAAGTCGATCTTCGCCAAGGCGACCATCAAGGAAGAGGTCGAGAGGAGCTTCGGCATCTACGAGCTCAACAAGTTCCTCGGAGTCCTCTCCATGTTCCGGGAACCTGAGCTGCGATTCTTCGACCGCTTTCTTGAGGTGTTCTCCGGTAAGCAGCGAGTTCGCTACACGTACGCCGACGCCAGCCTCATCGTCACCCCTCCCGAGAAGGAGCTGGTGTTCCCTGATCCGGAAGTACAGTTCGACTTGACCTCAGAGGACCTCAACTCGGTGATCAAGGCCCTGTCAATCATGTCCCTCCCCGAGATCTGCATCACGGGCGACGGCAAGGACCTCGAAGTTCAGGCCGTGAACAGCAAGAACCCCTCGGCGGACGTCTACTCCATCGCCGTCGGTTCCACCGACAAGACCTTCCAGTCATACATCAAGACCGAGAACCTCAAGTTCCTCTCAAAGGACTACCATGTGAGCGTGTCCAGCAAGGGCATCGTCAAGTTCGACGCTCCGGACGTAACGTACTTCGTCGCGTCGGAGGCGCACTCATACTTTAAGTAATGTGTTGTACTCGTTTGTGAAAAGCGATTATAATGTCTGAAATGTGATAACTGAGAGGACTACACTATGAATAATCGTGACAACCCGCTCTGGGTAGAGAAGTACCGTCCGCGTAAGATCGAGGACTGCGTACTCCCTCCGGATCTCAAGGCCACCTTCCAAAAGTTCGTAGACAACAAGCACGTACCCAATCTCCTCCTGTCCGGTTCCGCCGGTGTCGGTAAGACGACTGTGGCCAAGGCCATGCTGGAGGAGCTCGGGTGCGACTACATCGTCATCAACGGGTCCATGAATGGCAACATCGACACTCTACGCAACGACATCCTCCAGTTCGCTTCTTCCGTTTCTTTCTCCGGCGGACGAAAGTACGTCATCCTGGACGAGGCGGACTACCTCAACGCAAACAGCACTCAGCCGGCTCTTCGTAACTTCATGGAAGAGTACTCGCGTAACTGTGGATTCATCCTCACCTGCAATTTTAAGAACCGCATCATCGAGCCTCTCCACTCACGTTGCAGTGTTGTCGAGTTCAAGATCGCTAAGTCTGACCTTGCGAAGCTCGCTGGACAGTTCTTCAAGCGGGTGGAGTCCGTCCTCGCTAGTGAGGGAGTACAGTACGACAAGGCTGTGGTGGCAGAGGTCGTCAAGAAGCACGTACCCGACTGGCGTCGAGTACTGAACGAGCTGCAGCGATACTCGGCCACCGGCAAGATCGATTCCGGCATTTTGGTCAGCCTGAGCGATGAGAGCTTCAAGAAGCTGATCGCCAGCCTCAAGGTCAAGAACTTCAACGAGATGCGAAAGTGGGTCGTGGAGAACGGCGACTCTGACACAGCGATCTTCCGCAAGGTGTACGACCACATGCACGACTTCCTGAAGCCGAGCTCGATCCCGGCTGTCGTCCTCCTCATCGCGGACTACCAGTACAAGGCCGCGTTCGTGGCCGACCACGAGATCAACCTTGCCGCTTTCCTTACCAATCTCATGGTGGAGGCTGAGTGGCAATGAACCCGTTCGACTACGTCAAGGACATCCAGCGCGGCAAGAAGGACATCATCCGCAACTCCGAGAATCCAGATAGAATGGAGTCCGGATACAACGCGTTCATGGTCAACCGAGCCCTGTCCTTCTATCCCGACTCCATCCTGTACGCCAACGAGATGAACCGTCGCGGCGGACTCGACGGCCTGATGCAATTTGACTATCTGATAAATACTGTCAGGTCAATGAAGCGAGACCACCAGTGGATCAAGAAGTCGGGTTCCGACTCCGACGCTGAGATGCTCGCAGAGTACTTTGGAATGAGTCCGCAGAAAGTGCATGAAGCCCTCAGAGTCCTCACCAGAGACCAGCTCGACGATATAAGAAAGAGAACCATCAAAGGTGGCACATGAGTGTAGTAGATTCCCTAGTTGAGGTCAGGCTGAAGAACGCCGAGGACTTCTTGAAGATCAAGGAGACGCTGTCCAGGATCGGCGTCGCCTCTAAGAAGGACAAGACGCTGTACCAGTCCTGTCACATCCTCCACAAGCAGGGAAAGTACTACATCACCCACTTCAAGGAGCTGTTCCTGCTGGACGGCAAGAGCTCCGACTTCGACGAGGGCGACAGGGGCAGGCGAAACACGATCGTCAAGCTCCTCGAAGAGTGGGGACTCTTGGAGGTCATCTCCAAGGAGAAGATCGTGGAGCCTCAGGCCGCCCTCTCTCAGATCAAGATCATCGCCTTCAAGGAGAAGGACGAGTGGACCCTGGTTCCAAAGTACACGATCGGCAAGAAGAGGACCGTTTGAGTACCTATACCATTAGTGCATAGCTAGACTTTCATCCGACCTATATACTTACGTACGAGGGAGCGCCGAAAGGGCTCCCTCTTAATTTGCTCGCTTAAAAGGAGAGAACTATGCTGAAGCAGCTATCCAACGCCTTCCTGTTCATGGGAGAGTCGGCGGACGATCCGGTCGTCCGAATGGTGGAAGTCGAGTACACCAAGGAGTTCAACTTCCTCAGGAAGAACCTGGGACGTCGTCCGACCCGCCAAGAGGTCAAGCACCTGCTGAGTCGCTAAGCTATTGATCCGATTGGACTCCGTCTAAGTTGTTGATCTTATTGAGCTTTCTCTAAGCCGTTGATTTCCTTGGCTTTTCCCTAAGTTATTGATTTGATTGGACTAAAAAAAGTGGGCTTCTGGCTCACTTTTTTATGTACTTTTTAGTAGATCCATGGTAGATTTAATCATAATCAAGGAACGGAACGACATGAACATCTACACCCGTCAGATCATGGAACTCCTCGACATCGAGCTTCCCATGGCCCTCATGGTCCAAGAGATCATGGAACGGTCCGACCTGGACTTCTCGGAGTGCACCGACCGTCAGTTCCGTCGCTGCGCGGCCGAAGCCTACAACATCTACATGAACGAAGAAGAAACCTACTAAAAACAGTGGTTGACATTTTTCACAGAATGTCGTAGAATGTCTATATGATGAAAACAGGACAGAACATGACCGATCGCTTCCTCTCCGCCAACTTCAGCTACTACGGTGGCTACCTCACCTACAACGGCAAGTTCGTGGCTCGCTTCAAGTACGGCAAGAAGGACAAGCCGGGCTTCGTGAAGTTCCTCAAGAACAACTTCTCGGTCACCGAGTACTCCGATCGCCTGTCGGCCGGTGAGACTCCTGTCAAGATCCTCGAGTCCAAGGGCTACATCTCCAAGACCATCGTCGACATCATCACCCAGTACGGTTTCGAGCCCACGCAGGCTGGCTTCGAAAAGTACGTCACCATGACCCGCCACCAGCCTGAAAAGAAGGTAGCCTAACATGAAGTTCGCAATCTTCGGCGCCGGTATCATCTTCGCCTGCATCGCCCTGGCTCTCTTGCGTTCCGGCAACGACGCCATGGCTCAGTGCCAGATTAACCACTCCTACGATACCTGCTTCCAGCTCCTCAATCGCTAAAATAGCGGTTGACATATTTCACGGACTTTGGTAGAATAATCTATATGATGAACAAGGACACACACATGAAGATCGACCAGTTCACCCGCAGCAACCTCTCCGTCATCCGTGCCGAGCTCGACGAGGCCATGGCCGTGATCGCCAAGAAGCACGGCATCACCCTCCAGGCCGGCTCCATCCGGTTCTCGGCCGGTGAGGCCAAGATCAACCTCGTGGCTCGGGCCACCGAGAGCAAGTTCGTCTCCGACGCCTTCGTCGAGCACATGAAGCTCTATGGTCTTAGGGCCAACGTCGTAATCAATGGTAAGAAGCTCGTTCGCCATGATCGTAAGAAGATCAAGTACCCCTTCATCTATCAGGGCAGCGACGGCAAGAACTACAAGTGCTCTTACGAGCTGGCCAAAGTTTTCTTTGGTTGACATTTTTCCCTGAACAGGGTATTCTATCGATATGAGGGTTGTGAGTGACCTGCAGCTGACGCCGGCGGATCCTTCGAGATCGGGCACGAATCCTGAGGAACTCTCTTCTAATTTTGTGGTTGACACTTTCTGGTCAACCGAGTATAATGTGGCTACAGTGAACAGACAAGGATACATCATGACCAACGCAGCTGACACCAAGACCTACGCCCACGGCGACAAGAAGCGCATCGCCATCCAGATCATCGAGGAGAACGTCGACAAGGACTTCTTCGAGGTGGCCAACCTGATCTCGATCGCCATCGACGTCAACAAGTACTCGGCCCGCTCCTACTACAAGTACATGATCAAGAACGGCTGGGTCAAGAACGTGCCGGCCGACGCCACTCCCTGGAAGACCTCCAAGGAGAACCGCAAGGCGGCCAAGGCATCCACCGCGAAGCCGAAGGCCCCCAAGGCCGTCAAGGAGTTCGCCAAGAAGGACGTACCGGTCAAGACCGCGATGAACGAGGCGGCCGATGAGCAGGTGATGACCATGGAGAAGCCGGCGACGGCGATGATCCGTGACTTCATCAAGAAGCAGAAGGCGGCCCGCACGGCCTGACAGGAGAAAAAAACATCGCGGACGGTTGACATTTTATCGTCCGCGATGTATAAATAAAAGCATGAACAAAACGTATCAACATACATCGGCACAGCCGATTCGCTTCGAAGGTCGCCAGTACAACTGGGT